AAGTGAAACCAGATGGCAAGTCATCATCCGCTAAAAAATCAAGTACCAGATCGACCTCTTGATTACTATCATTAGTGTAACTTAATATAATATTCTCGGAGCCATCATCTAAATCAGTGAGTAGGAATGTGTCTGAGAAATACCCAATTGGATCCCAAATTAGCTCGGTTTCTGTGCCGTTTTCTTGATCCCAAACAAAGATAATAGATTCAGAAGTCTCAGTGTCCCAAGCAAGAATACCGCCCTTGAAAATATTAGGATAAGTAATATTTACGATGATTTGTAGTGGATCAGCGATTTCGTTAATAACAAAATCTTCGCCATATAGGCCGAAGATATATGTTGCAAACGCTGAATAAGTTTGGTAGCTTCTTACTTCTAATTTAATGCCTAGAGTGTACTGGTCCCAACCTTCGTCTTTAATTTGGTAAGGTTCTTTGAATCTCGCTTTGTGAAGCGTGTACTCATTGCCTTCCCACAAAGGGATTTCGAACCAACGCGAACCTTGATTCAAAATATTACGGTAGTAACCTCTTAAAATTCTAAATTGTTCATTGGTTACAGTAATAGTGCCATTGTAGATCGTAGTCGGATTACTAAACCTAGTTCTTACGAGTTGCGGGCCATCATCAAAATCAGAACGCGCCACATCAGGTTCTTCAATACTAAAAGAACCTCTGTCGAGAACGTAATTTAGTTGTGCGGGCCATGTCTCTGCCATTATTATCTCTTGTTACCTACAGCAGCATTAGCTCCGTAACGTCCTTCAAAAGCTCTGTTTAGACTTGTTCCGCCCTTAGAAACATCAGAGGCTACAGCATCTTTTACTTGTTCAAGAAGAACATTGATGTCTAATCCACCATCTGCATTTTGTTTCGATGTGACAGTAGCAGCCGCGTTTCCGCCATTGTTTTGAATATTTACGCTAACTTTTGGTTGGACATAAACATTAGAGGCACTGGCTTGAACCGCACCGCTGGCTACAACTCCAAGTGAGCCATCTGAACCTCTTTTAAGAGGCATAATAGCTTCAGTTCCAGCTTCGCCCATCAAACCAGTTTTATTTCCTGACATTTCAAACATTGTAGGAGTGTTGACTATACCATTGTTTGAACCATTTGTCAAGCCCCCATTTGCAAAAGGTACAATTTTACCTGAACTAAATGCATTACCTTTGGCATTAGCTATTGCAGTCATTCCTGCGCCTAGGTCAAAACCGCCACTTGAAGCTGAAGAGCCTCCAAAAAATCCGCCAAATGCACCAGACAGTGCTTTGATGATTGGCTGTATCACGGTGTAACGAATAACGATTTTAGCAACGTCAGCCAATATGCTAGCGGTTAATGATTTGAAATCCATTTTACCAGTAGTGACCCAAGAAGTCAAAGCATCTTCAAGACCATTAAACGCATTACCTACGGCTCCCGCCACGTCAGTGGTGAAATCTTCGGAATTTTTGGTTAGATCGATGAGGCCTTTCTGCATCCCACTGATCCATGGAGAATTAGAGCCGCTAGCAGCGTCTGAATATTGCTTCTTCAGGCGTTCCAAGAGGTCTGTGTATTCTTGAAGATTACCAGTGTTAGCAAATTCTTGATCCAAGATTTGTTTCTTCTTGGTGAATTCATCAATAGCTGTAGTACTTGGCATTAGTTCGGCGCGCAGTTTTTCAAAGTCAGACTGGAACGCACTCCCTGAAGATGCGGCTTCGCCATATTTAGTTTTCAATTTATCAATGGCACTATTGTACTGATCCTGAGTAATGGTGCCTTTTTTAAGCATCTTGTCAAGGGCATCTTGAGATTTATTATACTCGACTGTTTTCTTTGCAGCTTCGTCTAAGAAAGCTCCGCCAGCCCCGCCTCTAGTGTCTTTTTTGCCTTTAGGATGAGCTTTTTTGTCCGCAGCTGTTTGAGCATCGTTTAACTGCGTTTGTAAATCAGCAAGAGTATTTGATTTACGGGTTGGGTCAGCGCCTTTAAGATCATTAACTTCTTGAATGCTCTTTTTTAATTTAGCAATTTTTCTATTGCTTTCGTCCGCTGCATCACCATATTGCTCAAGTAAAGATTCCGCGCCGCGCTTCGCGTCAAGTTGTTTGTTAATACCAACAAGTTTTTCGGCACTATCTGTTAATTGTTTTTGAGCATCACTGTAAGCTTTAGTTTGATCCGCAGCCATGATTCTCTTGTCAGAAAGACTATCTTCTGATTGAGCAATACCATCTAACGCGGTTTTATTTTCTTTTGCCAGTTTAACGAAATCGTCAGCAAATAGGGATTGGGCCTTGGAAAGGTTCATTTTAGCGTTGGCTTCAACAACTTTATTAGCTGCGTCGGCAACAACACTAGCCATTCCAGCTGCGGCGCTGGCAACGTTGTTCATCACGGCTACGGCATTACCTGAACTCATAGAGTCAATAGTGCCTTGAAGAACTGCTAATTTTTCTTTAGCATATTCTGATTCTTTGCCAGCGATAGAAACGGCGGCTTGATAATTAATGAAGGCATCGGCCAAGGCCTGAGCACTAGCAGTGTTGAAGTGGGTAGAACCTAATTGACTAACAAACTCATCCCATGTTCCGCCAGTTTCTTTGATCTTTTGACCCGTCGCTGTGATTTGCGCTTGTAGTTGGAACAATTCATTGTTAAAAGAGCCACGTCCAGTACTAGCTTTGTTCAACATATTGTCAAAAGCTGTTTTGGCGTCATCCGCCCTTTTCTGTGAATCTAGGAGGGCTGTTTGGACCTTTTGTTGTTCCACAACAAGTTGGGCCGTGGAATAAGCAGCAACAGAATCTTTGTAACGATCCAATGATTCTTTAGACATATCTACGACTGTATTAAAGTCTTTTGCATTGTCTCTTGTGGCTAGCCACGTTGCTCCAAGAACCCCAAGACCAATAATAAGCGCACCAATTGGACCAGTAAGGAGAGCGCCAAGAACAGCGCCTAAACGTCCGAAAAGTCCAACAGCAACAGTAGCGCCGTCAGCCGCAATTGTCACTCCGGTAAAACCGACTTTTAAAAGGTTAAGATTTACGGCCCAAGCCGCAGTGCTAGTAATGTTACCAAGAACCAAGGCGCCAAAACTTTGCAAGAATCTTGCAATGTTAATGACCAAAATACCTTTCAGTCCCATGATTACATAGTCAATATTTTTTACTAAGAAAGCTAGAACGGAGCCAAGCGCAGTTATGGCTTTGCCAGTTCTTTCACCAAATTCAGCTGCGAAGCTCAAGAATTCTGGAGCAGAAATTGCTTCTTTAACTTTTTGAAACGCCCCAGCCAATGCTTCCATAGCTCCGCTTTGGCCCACAACTACTTGGAGGTCGTAAACCGCGTCATAGAGTAGATTAAATTGAGCCGTGGCATTCTTCAACGCAGCTTGTAGTGAACCTCCATATGTCTTTTGAATCTCAGCCGCAAACTTAGGCAAGAATTCTGATGAGACAATAGTACCTGCTTTGAGCATCTTTTGAAGCTCGTTGGTATTGACTTTTAAGGCGCGAGCCGCGAGGTTAACTGCACCCGGAAGTTGCTCTCCGAGCTGTCTCCTAAGCTCTTCACTACTCAGAGTTCCTTTTGACATCATTTGTTCAAGCGCAAGTAGTGCTAATTTGGTGCGGTCGCTGCTACGATGTAGAACGGTCATAGCTGTAATAGTAGCTTCGAAGATGCTTCTGGTTTGCTCCGTAGAAACGCCAGCCAGTTTAGATGACACTGAGAAAGAGCCAAATGACTCTTGAATGTCATCAACTCTTTGGCCCAAACGTTTAGCCATATCTTCGGTGTAGCGCATTTCTTGGCCAGTCATTTGAAGGTTCCCTTCATTGACGGCTAGCAACGTGCTCTTAAAGGCATTGAAACTGCTGTTTACATCATAAATTGATTTTGAGAGGGTACCAAGCGTGATGGAGCCAATTAGTGTGCGGAACACCGAAGCGGCTTGGAACGTGCCGCTGAAGGCATTCTCAAGGCCACGAAGATTGGTTGTTAGACCTTGTACTTGTGTTCCAGTTCTGCCGACGCCAAGACCATTCAAATTGATCCTGAAATTGTTCAAGAATTTGTTGGCAGTACCTGCCGCTAACCCAATTTTTTCGATATAGGCAGCGATTTGAGGCGCGTTAGCCGGAACCTTCAAGTTGCCTAGCATCACAACGAAGGCTTGCACATTCTTAATTTGAGACGGGGTTGGTCCCTTAAATCCTGAGAAGGCTTGAGTAATAGCAGTAATGCTACCAGTACCGCCGACTGGTTTAAACGTAGCAAGGGCTGAAAATAGATCGCGTAAGTTTTTGACACTGGTGGAGCTAGGAGCTTTAAT